CACAGCTTCAACAACTTTATCTATATCATTGCTCACATCGTCAGCGAGAGCGAATTTCTTCTTGAACGCTTTTGAAGCGAGTTCTTTCCCTTTTGTTTCCCCGATGGTTTCTCCTGCTTTTTTACCTTCGGCAATTTTATTAGTATCTCTTGCTTCAAGATCTTCCGGTTTGAAGAATGAGCCGTCTGGTACGGCATAATCAACTTCGTTCTCATCTTTAATTACTGCAATCAGTTTCTCTACATCGAGGCCGTATGTTGATTTGAGTTTTTCTTTATCTACTTGTTTTAGTGCCATATTTTTATTGGTGCATTAGTTTTGAAATTGTTTTACGAATGGATGCTAAGCCGGTTGACTACTTTTTTGTTTGCTTTAAAAGGTAGTATTTACCATGGCCGGCCCTGCTGTGAGCATTCAGGATTTGAGCATTGTAGTCTTTGATTGCTCGGATAGTCGTGTGTGTTTGAGTCTCCGGTTTATCTCTCAACAATCTCAAACCAACATGATCTGTTGGCGAGCCTTCAAGACCTTCAAAACGTTGTTTCATGATTGGTTCTGCCCTGTATAGTTCGACTGTGAACATGTCATACAAAGGCAGGCTATCAATGAGCTCGATATATTTTTTGAATTCATCGCCAGTGAGGCTTTTATAATCAAAGGCATCGGCCGGATTTTCTGCCTTTGGTTTTTCTGTTGCCTTTTTTTCTGCAGCTGGCGTTGGTGCCTTTGATATAGTCGCCGCACTATTAGCAGCCTCATCTGTGTCATTTGATCCCTGTGCGCTGCCAGTTGGATCATCAGGGAATATCTCTTTGATTTCCTCATTTGTGAAACCATTTTCAGCGAGTATTGCTATCGCTTCTTCTTTCTCTTTGCCTTCAATAAGGCCTTTTGCTTTTTTAAGTTTTGTGTGGTGCATAATTGATAACTATTTATGTTATAAAAATTGATTGCTTGGCTAAATAGGAAAAGCTGCAAGAATAAACTCTCGCTCTGCTTTCTGTAGCTGTTCGCAAAAATCTTCAAGTAATCCCTTGTTAATTAATTCTTCAACTTCTTTCATTTTGCCGGAAGATGATGCCAAATATTTTATTAATTGATTCTTTAATTGCAACTCCTCCCATCTCGAATCAGCTAATGATCTATAACGTACTGTGCTATCTGGCACAATATTGCTGTTTTGTTTACTAGAGTAATACTCTTCTTGCAGTTTATTATACATGCAAGTCAATTCGAAATATTCTTCGCTCTTTTTTTTGATTTTCTTATCGTAATGAGATGAAATTGCAGCTGCTTCAATTAGCAAGCAAAAAATCGAAATAAGGATGATCGTTGTGATGGTCATTAATGGTGTTTTTGCGTTGAGTGATTATTTACGTTTGTTCCAAATCTGTTTTCCAGTCGCTTGAAGACGTTCTCCATACTCTCTCGGGCTCATACCAGAACCCTTAATGCTTCTGTAATTCGGAGTGTAGCGCTGTTTGATTCGCCTTCTTGGTTCCTGTGTTGGTTTCTCAACGGCGTCTCTTTGGGAGCTATGTTGAATAGTTGAATCAGGTGAGGCTTGTGTTGGTGCGGTTCCCATTGCAGATGCAGCAAGAATTCCCGCCGCCATTAATAGTACTTTCTTCATTGTTACTTATGGTGTTTTAGTTTAAAGCTGGATTGGGTTGAGGCGCTGGCTCTGCTATTCCTTTCTTCTTCACATATGCATTCAAGTCCTCACGCAACTTTGGAGCCGGCAAAGCGAGCCATTTCATTTCGGGTATGGTGTTTGACCATTCGCCGAAGTAGAGCTTTGCATTGTAGTCATCAAAGTTTGTGATGATCGCTTTTGCATTGTTCATGCTGATGTGAGGGAATGGTTCAACGTCAAGTTTCTTGAGGTAAATAGCAAGCTGTAGGGGATTGTTTTGATACTTCGCTTGGTAATACTTCTCTAAAGCCTCATCGAGTGTAAAATCGGGTGCGCCTTGCGTTCTAAGCGTTTCGTATGTATCAAGCAATTCATCAGCCGTTTTAAGAATGTAGTCCCGGCCGATGGTAATTGATGATTGTTTGAAGTTATCGAACCAGAATTGCCCGATGAAGGTTGCAATCATGTTCTCAGTTTTCTCCAACCAATCAGCTGTCATGTTTAAACGCGCTTCTTTGGGCTCGTCGTTACTCTTTACCTCTGTCGCTGTCTTGTCTGGCGTGCTGCCGGGCTGCGGCCTTCTCATGCGAATGGTACCCCAATAGGTCATTTCCATGAGCTGTTCCAAATCATCAAGACTTGAATCTTGTTTCTCCCAACTTTCAATATCAGGAGTTACGTAGCCAAAAATGCGTTTGTAATCAAAGCCAGCTTCAAGAATTTCAAGTGGAAACTTTGCCACGTCAGAAACCTTTGTTCTTAGCTTATACCCTGTTCCCTTCTGTCCCCCTGGTACCGTACAATCAGGACACGCTGCCCCATTTACGTAACCTTCGCCCACGCACTTAGGACACTGCAATAATGGTTCAATTGGTTTTGCAAAGCCGTGATAACGCTTTTGTAAATCGCGGGTGGCGCGATCGTTCAAGAATGTATCTGCCAGCTCAATGACGTTATCGAGTGGAGAAAGAAATATTTGAGGATTTGTAAACAGGATAAGATCACTTACAATAAATCCCGGCGTGCGTCCCCATGGATTTATGATAGGATTCTCCTGAGATATGTTTTTCACGAGCGTTACTTCACCATCGCCTTTCTTCATGATTGCATCCTTGTTGTCATCAACGAAGCGGTAATATTGAGTAATTGCAGTTTTGCTCGGGTTATTCTTCAGGTCGTCGTCTTCGATACCAAAGCTCAACGCCTCTGAAACGGTAAGTTTAAAACACACATATTCCAGCCTGCGGCCAGTTGTTTGATAGTCGTAAACAGTGTTGATGGATTTGTAGGTAGGATAAGCCCTCGGTGTGTTCATCGGGCCGTTCTCTGTGACAACAAGCTTATCAATCTCTATGAAGATCACGCCCATAGGATCGCAACGGTACGCCTGCAACCCGAAGTTCTTAACCCACTTGCGCAAGGACATGCCGAATTTAACATCAGCTAGTAACTCATGCATTTGCTTTTCCTGCTCATCAGGGAGGCCAAAATAAGAGGACCCGCCACGAGCAGAGAAAACCATATCCTCTTGCTGCAAAAGGCGAGCAATCACGTCCTTATTGCTTACCGCGTACTTGCATTTCTCTGCATAAACATCGGGATGCTCAAAGTAATCATACTTCTGCAATGATTCTTTGATGTTATCGCCGAGAACGTGCATTGACGCTTTCTTTGCTCTTGCTTGTCCGTCTTCAATAATTGCTTTGTTGGGATTATTTAGAATAATATCCCTGATCTGTTCAAATGTGCAATTCATATTCAAACTTGCTGTTACTTACAACAGAAAAGTTTTAACTAGAGTAACCGAAATATTTCTTCCTTCGAGTCTTGTAAATGATAAAATCAGTGTTCAAAAGTGTTATGATGAAATAACGCTTTGAATCTGAAATATGTCCTTGCTTCTCATAGGTGACTTCTGTAACAGGATCTTTTACTTTCGGCTTCATCATTGATCCGTCCTTATCCTCTTTCACACTCACGTAATCATCAATGCTTTTTTTGCAATGCTCACCGATTGTTATTGAATAACCATTTAGCTGAGATTCGTAAATCTCATTGATGAAGGCTGCGCTTAAAGCAACTTCAGGAGCTGACTTACCCACTCTCGACGAAACAACAAAACCCTCTGCTTTCAAAACGCTGATCACTTTATCATAAAAGCTTTCATTGTTTTCATCGACCGTTGATCTCTTACCAGAAGAAGGATCGCCATATATATAAAGAACATCCTTATAACCTATGCTTTTCAACCATTCTGCGAGTTTCTTTGCTGCCTTCGGTGCATTGTTGTCCGGTGAAGTGCAAAGTATCTCTTGAACCTGCCTTATGTTTTTCCCGATGATCTGCCAAGCTGTTATGGTAACATAGGGGGTCACGTTTTCATCAAAGCTTACGTGAATCGTTGACTTCTCAACTATGACCGGCTTAACGTGCTTATCCAAAACAAACTGTTTCCAGAACTCGCCACCAGTTTTTAAACTGATATTCCAATTACCTTCAACAAACACCTCATATTCGTAACGTGGCAGCTCTTTTAACGACTCTCGATATTCCTCCGAGATATGCGGGTTGTCAGTAATCTTTGCCGGGATATAAGCCCAGCGTTTCGGCAATGTGCCATTCTCCCACCTGTCATAGAACTTTTCTTTTACCCAACCCCTTGTTGGATTGCAACTGGCTATTATTCGAATTGGACAACCTGGCGAATGCTGCCAGCTTCCCGCTCTCTCAATTACCTTGTTGAATGTTACCTCCTGCACCTCATTAATCTCATCAAATGCGCCACCATTTATTTCAAGCCCTTTAAATCGGTTCAGCTCTTTATCCATGTCGTAAGACTCAGCCATGAATATTATTTGTGAGCCATTATAAAGCGTTACCGTATGCGTCTGCTGATTAAACTTTTCAACGTCAATTTGCAATCCCAAATCCATCAACGACTGAAAAGAAACCATCGTCGTTTGCTGCAGCGTTGCATAACTGGCCCGGATAATCACCCACCGGCTGTTAGGATATTTCTTTGCCAACGTCCAAAGCATCAGGATAAGCCAGTATGTTTTTCCTCCCCTGATAGCTCCACCATAGAGAGTGATGAGATTGTTATCTGCTAACTTTCTCGCCTCCCTTTGTTTAGGCGTTGGCCTGAGTATCATTGGTTCCATCATCACTCCAATCTATTATAGTTGTTCGCTGGGTTACGGTTTGAGCAATCTCGTGCTTATCTCTCCACTTGTCGGATCTTCTATTCTTAAGCCAGAATTGCTGATTGCGAAAATCACCTGGAACAAACTTTTGTACATCTACGACTTTCACCTCTTCGTTATCCTTTCCGCGCTTTACCTTAATGGCAATTTGCTCAGTGACCATGCGGTCCTGAGTTCCCTTGTAGAGACTTTCAGCTACATCCATGTCAACTAATTCCTTTCCCTCGAGAATGGACTCGGAAAAACTGTTGTGAACCTTCTTCCATTCATGGATTGTATCTTCATTCACATCGAAAAACTTGGCTAATTCTGCATCGGTGTGACCGAGTAAACAGAGCTTGTAAGCGAGTCGGTCAAATTCAGGTTTGTATTTGGACGGTCGTCCTTGTGGGTTCTTCTTTTTCTCCAATGCCGAAAGCCCTTTGACGGGCTTCTCCTTTGGCTTCTTAGCCACCTTCTTTTTTGCTGGGACTTTCTTTTCTCTCACTGGAAACTATTATGTTTCAAAATGATTAGTGAGAGCAATGTAATATGAATTATTGAATTTTCAAAAATTACTGAAAATATTAGTTCGTATATCTGCTATTAAAATAGTTGTTAAGAAAATCAGGATCGATGGGTTGATTCCATTTCTTCTTTAACAGAGCAGCAAAAGCAGCAATACTGCCTGCCTCGTGACAAACAAACCAATCTGGTAATTGATGAATGTTTTTCTTTGGCATACTGTAGAATAATATCGTTCCGTCATTCGCAAGTTCGCCATTCAAGTATGTGAAGTCTGGAATATTGATCATTTTAAACTAGTCTTTTCGAAATTTAATAATTTCATCGGACATTCCCAACCAATACTCCACCGCACCTCCATACCTCTGCAAGTAACTGTCGACGGGAAAGTTCTATCCGGACACGCATCTCCCATGTTCGAAAATGGGTATTTCACAGTCAATCAAAACGGCGTTTTAAAAGACTATGCCCGTGTGTACCAAATATCACTAGGAAAATATCTGGGTGATAAAAGCAGATACTTCTATGGATACATGATGTACAATGAAAACTCTGGATGGCGATGGGCACCTCAAAAGGACGGTGATCTTCCTGGTGCCGGAGAACAAATAGCTGCTATTATTGAAGCGTGGTATAGCTAAGGAATGCTCACCCCAAAAAATTCTTTTGCAACTTCTTTTACAGTACCCATAGCTTTGGTTGGATCATTTTCTGAAATCGCAGCAATGGATGGGTTTTGAACGGATGCTTTATTCTTACTCAATACCACGTAGTGCCTTATCTGAACCTGAGGATCAGTATTTAACGAAAGATGTCTAAAATCTGGAATATTACACATAATCTAGTTTAGGCAGAACGAACACATCTTATACCATAAATTACTTGTGACTAATTCGCGACTTTGTGTCACTTGATTTGAATATACTTGTGTGAAATCCTGTCAGTAATTACAGCTTCCAAACCTTTTCCTGCGCAATTGTGGCGCCATACTTCAACAACATTTCCTCCATCTTGTCAAGGCTGATGCTTTCTCCCTTTTCAAGATATGCTTTCCAGTTTGCCACCGTACTACGGGAAACGTCCAGCTGTTTGTAAACGCCACGTTCTTCTAACATCTTTGCGAATGCTTCGCGAGTTCCTATTACTTTCATCGTTTTAAGAGCATTATGGCCCATGCAATAAGGATAATGAGAATGACGACGTGAACAAGGCTGAACCTGAATTTAATTTCAGCATGCCCTTGCTCCTGTAAGTCATCCCTGAACTTCTTAAATTTTTTCATAATTTTACTTTGTCAAGTTTATCAAAGTGAAAGTAGGGGGAGGCTGACCTCCCCCGCGTGGCTAACTTAGAAACTTCGTGAGTAACTTCGTTATCGTTTCAGCGACTGAGACCGTCATCTCGATTCTGAAACCTTTCACCACGACTTTGATACTTACCTTCACATCTCAAAGGTAGTAAATGTTTTGAAATATCATCACATCTACTACCTTTT